GGCTAGTTTCATTGTGGATTAGTATTGTTGCGGCAATCTATGGAATAAAAGCTACAGATTTAGTTAAAAAGAAATAGGGGGATATATGGAAGAAATGAAACGTAATTTAGAACACTTTTGGTTATTTCATAAAAAAGCCGTAGTTGTTTTAGGAGTGCTATTCGTTATTGCAATAGTATTATAATAATGAAGACAATTATTAATTGGATTAAAAAATTTTGGGAAAAACAGGAAAAAGCAATAGAAGATTGTATGCCTATAGCTTTTCCTGAACCCGAAGAAATAAACAGAGATAACCTTTGTCCTACTTGTCATAAAGACTTTGGTTGTCAATGTGAGTAGTTATGAAAGTATCTGAAAACACTTCAGTAAGTATGCCAATCAAGAATATGATTGGGATAATCGTAGCCGTCAGTTTAGGTATATTCGCATTTACCGAGATTACGGCTAGGTTAACAAGTCTAGAAACTTCAAGAGAATTAATGAATGCTGACTTGTTAAAAGCAAGTGAACAGACTACCGTAGATAAAGAACAATTTATCCTTATCGAAGATTTATATAAGACTACTGATGAACATACAGAATTATTAAACAAAAACATTCACAATCAAGTAATGCTACAACATTTAGAAAAACAATTAGAAAAAGCATTAGCTGATTTAGAAAAATTAAAAGATAAAGTTAGGGAGAACGGAAATGGAAATAGTCATTAGTTTATTATTATTTCTGGGAGAACCTGCGGTATTGAAAGAACATTTATACATACAAGATCAAAAAATGGCAACCTGCCTTAAAATGAAAAGAGTTGCCGAGAGAAGCAGTAATGCTAAATACCAATGTGCTAAAGTAAAAGCTACAGTTATTGTAGATGAATATTCTGGTGAGAAAAAAATTACTAGCATAACAAGTATGGACTAATGAGAAAAGAACACAAAAGCCCTACTGGTGGATTAACTGCAAAAGGTAGAGCATACTTTAAAGCTAAAGGTCATAATCTAAAAGCTCCCGTCACAGGAAAAGTAAAACGAGGATCAAAAGCGGCAAAAAGAAGAAAGAGCTTTTGTGCTCGTATGTCTGGAGTTAAGGGTGCTATGAAAGATAGCAAAGGTAGACCAACAAGAAAAGCATTAGCTCTACGAAAATGGAAATGTTAAACTATGAGTAAAAAATTAAAAGCATTAACTAAACAACAAATGAGCACACTTAAAAAACATTCTGTTCATCATTCAACAAAACATATGAATTTTATGAAAGATCAGATGCGAAAAGGAAAATCATTCAAAGTCGCACACAGAATGGCTCAATCAAAAGTTGGAACATAATATGAGTAAAGAAACAGAAAAGAAATTATCAGAACTGCACAGCAAACTAACTGATAAACTATTAGAAAAAATCAGAGACCCAGAAGTAAAAGCTTCTGATCTTAACGTTGCTAGGCAGTTTTTAAAGGATAATAACATAGATTGTGTACCTACAGAAAACAACTCTATGGCGAAACTTGCAGAGGAGCTCCCATTTAAGCTCTCTGATGTAATACAAGGTAAAGGAGACATAAAGCAATAAACGCTTATATACACGCCTCTAGTGGCGTTTAAAGGGTATATTATGAAAGAGATAACCCAAGATTTCAGGAACTTCCTGTATATCGCTTGGAAACACTTAAATCTTCCAAGTCCGACAAAAGTGCAATTTGATATTGCTGACTATTTACAGAATGCACCAAGACGAGCAGTTATACAAGCCTTTCGAGGTGTAGGTAAGTCTTGGATATGTAGTGCCTTTGTATGTTGGAACTTGTTGAAAAACCCCGACTTAAAATTTCTCGTGGTATCAGCAAGTAAAACAAGAGCAGATGATTTCAGTACATTTACAAAAAGACTAATAACTGAAATGGACATACTAAAGCACTTAACACCAAGATCAGACCAAAGGGGAAGTAATGTATCCTTTGATGTTGCCCCTGCAAAAGCGGCACACTCTCCATCTGTTAAGTCCGTAGGGATCACAGGACAACTAACAGGTAGTAGAGCAGATTATATTATTTCTGATGACTGCGAAAGTTTAAACAATAGTTTAACTCAAAGTATGAGAGATAAACTTACAGATAACGTTAAAGAGTTTGAAGCTGTATTATCTCCTAATGGTAAGATTATATTTTTAGGTACACCACAATCGGATATGTCAGTTTATAATGACTTACCGACTAGAGGATATGAAACTAGAATATGGACAGCTAGAAATCCTGAAAAACTAAAAGCATACAGATATGAAAACAAACTAGCACCTTTTATTAAAGAAGGTAAGTTTGGAGAGCTAGAACCTATTGATCCCGAAAGGTTTGATGATTTAGAGCTCAAAGAAAGAGAAGCAAGTTATGGACGAAGTGGCTTTGCCCTTCAGTTTATGCTTGATACTACTTTATCAGATAAAGAAAGATACCCACTTAAATTAAGTGATTTAGTAGTAATGGACATCAATAATGATGTAGCTCCCGTCAAGTTAGCTTGGGCGGGTAGTCCCGAATACATTTGTGAAGATTTACCAAGCGTAGGTTTTACAGGAGATAAGTATTATAAACCTATGTTTAAATCCGAAGACTTTGGAGATTACAAAGGTTCTGTAATGTCTATTGATCCTGCGGGTCGTGGTCAAGATGAATTGGCGATTGCCATAGTCAAACAGCTAGGTGGTAATCTATTTGTGCAGAACTGCACGGGGTTAAGTGGTGGGTATACAGAAAGCAATCTAACGAAGATTGCAACACTAGCTAGAGACACTAAAGTTAATATGATTATCGTTGAGAGTAACTTTGGTGATGGTATGTTTACACAACTATTAAAACCTGTAGTCCAAAGGTATTATCCTGTGACTATAGAAGAAGTTAATCATACCAAACAAAAGGAACTTCGTATCATTGATACGTTAGAACCTGTGATGAACCAACATAGGTTGGTTGTTAGTCCGCAGTTAATACGTCAAGATTTTGACACAACTGACCCTAACTACCAATTATTCTATCAGTTAACTAGGATAACAAAAGATAGAGGATCATTAAGAAATGATGACCGACTTGATGCTCTTGCAATCGCTGTTGCCTATTGGGTAGAACAAATGGCTATAGACAGCGAGAACCAACTTCAAGATCATAGAGAACAATTATTGAAGCAAGACTTGGAGAAGTTTCTAGAAGGAACTTTTGGACATAGCCAAACAAAAGACCGATGGTTTTAAAGACAAGCACGGGCTAATACAACTACTACGATTACTCTGATTAGTATTAACTATAGTATTATATCTATAGTATTAGTTGTAGTATTATATCTATTAGATAATATCAGAGTGTTATCTCATTAGGTACACGCTGGAGAACTACATATTGTAGCGTTAGTAGTCCTGACTACCGATTTTATCAAGGATTAAGCTAAAAGCTAGTATTGGTGTAGGTAGTTAACGACTGAAACAACTCGGGTGTTGCACAATTACAACATCTTGTCAACTCATTTTGTTTTGTTGGAAAAATTTGAAAGGGTATCTCGTTTGCATTCACTATCGAAAAACCCCCGTACACGTGTAGATTGTATTTTAAAAAGACAAAATAAAAAACGTACAAACCACAACAAACAATAATAAGGATATACAATCCGTTTTATCTAAAATTATAACGGCTTGTTTT